GGGGATGCCAGCCACCTCAACGCCATCGGCGGGCGGGTGATCGCGCACGGGATGATTGGGGAGTTGTTGATGGACGCGCGTAGGGCGGGCAACAAAAAGGGCCGGGGACATTGCGCCCGGCCTTTGTTTTCTGCGCCTCTGTAGCGTGCCCGTAGCGTGTAGGACGCAACTGTAGCCGCTTGGGTGTACCGTCGCTACAGGTGGCGTGTACAGCCTGTACACGGGCATTTGTAGCGACGGTCTCCTCAAATCAATGTCATGCTGATGACATTTTGTCACTGTTTTCAGAATGTCGGATACTGACTCAGTATTCTAAAAACGCTACAGATATTCTACCCGCGTGACTTCGTTGTCTTCCACCCACAGGCGCAGATGGCGTTTCAGCCAGGCATTGGCTGTCCTGGTATCGCCTGCCAGGACGGACGGACCCGACGCGGCGACATGTTCCAGCCGTTCACCCCGGCGCTCTGCGTGGGCGGTCTGTTGTTGGATAGCTGCCAACTCTGCCAGTCGTTGGGCGATGGCGGCGGCCTGGGCAGCCAGCCGCTCTACCTGCCTCTGGTAGCGTTCTGTATCCATACGCCCGGACACAAAGGCGTCATCGGCCCGGTGGGTGGCTTCCTGGGTCTGGGTGGCCTGGGACTGCTGTTGGGCGATCTCTGCCTCGATCTGGGCGGCGTTGTCGTGCCGGGTGTCGGCGAGAACGGCGGCCCGGTTGTCTGCGTTTTGCAGGTAGGCGATGGCTTCGTCCAGAGCGGCCCTGACCTTTGGCTCGGAAATGTGTGTATGCCGGTGGGGGATGGCGGGGTGGCGGGGGCAGCGTAGGGAGTGCTGGCGGTGGTGGGTGGGCCGGTTGCGTTGGACGGTGGCGTAGACCATGCGCGCCCCACATTCTGCGCAGTGGACGACGCCTGAAAACAGGTAGGCGGTGGCTACGCCGCGCCGCCCAAAAACGCGCCGCTTGCGTTCGTTCTCCACGGATTGGGCTTCTTCTTCTGTGAGGATGGGAGGCCAGTTACCCGGCGCTTTGGTGTAGGGGCGGTTGCTGCGCCGGTTGACCTCGCCATAGCCCGCATAGCGCCAGAGTAAGCGGAGGATGCCTTGCACGTTGCTCTTTTGCCATTGCCCCGCGCCGGTGGGGGTGGTGATGCCCATTTCGTTCAAGCGGTCGGCAATCGTACTGCTGATCATAGTGAAGGGGTTGGGCAGGCTGAGTTTACCCAGCCAATCCGAAAACTCCTGGATCGCCACTGGTACCGTCTCTGTCACAAAGACAACAATCTGATTCAGCACCCCCGTAATCACACCTACCACAGCCACCGTCGTCGCCTGAATACTCTGCCAGATCGTCTGCCATGTGGTCTGCAATGTGGTCAATATCCCAGCCACATCCACGCCCAAATCGGTCAGCGTGTTGACAACCGTGTCCTTGATCGCCGTAAAAATAGTCGCGCCAATGGTCAGCAGCGTACCCAGTGTCACCGCCCAATAATCGGCAAATACCTGCACAATCGCCTGCACCGCGGCCCAGGCCGCCGTCCAATCCCCGTCCACGATGGCCTGAATCAAAGCAACTGTCTGTTTCCAAAGAGCGGTCAACGTTTCAAAAAAGGCCGTTACCTGCGTCACCATCGCCCCCACAATCGGCACAATCGCCAGCATCACCGACTGTATCCCGTTCAACAGCAACGTGCCCGCTACCACCAACGTCACGCCCAACACCTCAGCCAGCGCCGACAGAATCGGCTCCACCGCCGCCCACATCGCCGCAAATTGGGGGGCCAATGTCCCAATCCCCTCTTGCAGCGCCGCCACCACCGTGGCTGTCTTCTCTTGGATGCCGCCCCAATCGTTTTCCCACGCCGTGCGCACCAGCGCCACACTTGCCACCAGCGCCGCCCCCACCGCAATCACAGGCGCCGCCGCCGCCACAATGCCTACCAGCGCCGGGATCACCATACTGGCTACCACCAGCCCCAGGGCTACCAACACATCCTGCCACTCCACAAACTGCCCCACAGCCTCGGCAATCGGCCCTACCACCGCGGCAATATGGGCCAGCACTTCCGCGCCCACCGCCACCAGCCGGGTGTAGCCAGCCTGCACCTCTTCCACGCTGGGGGCCATTTCTGTCATCTTCGTCACCAGCGCCCCCACCCCCTGGGCAGCCGGGGTGAGGAAGTTTTGAATCAACGGCATTCCTACCGTGATCAGAAAGGTTTCCAGCGCGCCTTTTAGCTGCTCCGTCGCCGCCTTAAAGCCCTGCGTCCTGGCCGCCGCCACCTCCTGGGCCGTGGCCGCGCTGTCCACCGCCCCCGCCATCGCCGTCCAGCCCTTCGTGCCTTCCCCCACCAGCACATTGAAAGCGCCCAGCCCATAGCTGCCCGCCAGGGTGACCGCCACCTGTTGCCGCTGCTCCTCGGTCAGCCCGGCCATCGCCCCCTCCAACGAAGCGATTACATCAGGCAACGCCCGGAAGTTGCCCTCGGCGTCGTACAGGCTCACGCCCAATTCGTCCAGCGTCGCCTGCACATCTTTGGTGGGCCGCTGCAAATTGAGCAGCATGGAGCGCAGGGCCGTGCCCGCCTCACTGCCCGCAATCCCCCGTGTACTGAGGAGCGCCAGCGCCGTGGCCGCGTCCTCCAACGGTATCCCCATGGCCGCCGCCGCCGGGCCTACATTGATCAACGCATCCGCCAGCCCGCCCACGCTCGCCAGGGATGCGTCCGCCGCCCCCACCAGCACATCGGCAATCCTGGCCGCGTCCGATGCTTCCAGGCCAAAGGTCGCCATGCTCACAGCCACCACGTCGCTGGCCTGGGCCAAATCCAACTCACTGGCCGCGGCCAAATCAATCGCCGTGCGCAGCGCCCCGGTCAGGTCCGTGTTCCCGGCCAGGTAGCCGGACAAATCCCCCATGATCTCGCCCGTGTCCAGGCCAGCCTTGTAAAAGTTGGTCATGGCGTCGGCCGCTTCACTGGCGGAAATCCCCACCAATTGGCTGTCACTGCCTACCTGCAACGCCGCCGCGCTCAAATCCGCCATGCTCGTGCCGCTGCTTCTGGCTGCCACAGTCAACACGTTGATCTGGCTCTCAAAATCCGCCGCCGCCGTCACGCTGCGCGCCAATCCCACAGCCAGCGCGCCCACGCCAGCCACAGCCAGCCCCGCCGCGGCCACCATCCCCACGCCCACGGCGCGCTGCAAACCACCCATGCCCCGCTCGGCAAAAGTGGCATTGCGCTGGATACCGTTCAACTGTCCCTCTACCTGGCGTAGCGCGTTGGAGGCTAGATTTTGCGCCCGGATGATGATGTCAAGATTTGCCATTACTTTGCCGCCCTCTTGCTTTCGTCCAGTTTGCGCCGGGTCTCCTGCCATCTGCTACGGGCGCTCATACGTTCGACAATCTCTTCCACGAAATCAGCCGGGGCCGCTACCAAATCCGACCAACTCCACCCCATCTCCTGGCACACGGCAAAGGCTATGGCGTAGCGTCCAGGGTCAGGCTGCCTGGCGTCGTGGACAATGCTGTATTCGTAGTAGCCGTTGAGCCTTTTTTTTCGTTCTCGTCGGCCCCCGCGTTCAGATCGTCCACCACCACCCGGATGGCGTCGATAATCTCAGGCGGCAGGGCGAGAATGTTCTCCCGTGTCACCGGTCGCCCTTCAAAGCCCGGCCCCTCCCAACTGACAATGGCGGTGATCAACTGTTCCCGCTTCATGCGAAAGGGGTCCAGCTTACCCGTGGCCGTGTTGCCCTTCCCACCCTGCGCCTGCTCCTGGCTCATGCTCATCTCAAACTGCATGGACGCCGACATCGCCGTCTCTTCTTCGCCAAAGGTCAGCTTGCGCACCACCACGCTGTTCTCTGCATCCAGTACTACCGTGGCCCGCTGCTGTGTGTAGAAACTCATTGCCGTGCCTTTCTCTTTTCTCTCTTCTTCTCAGTGCAACCCCGTGCTCTCAGTGGCTCCGTGGTGAATCCCTACAGTGCCGTCACTGCATTGGTTACGCTAAAATCAAAGAAGAGCGCATCCGCGCTGCTGTATACCGCCCTGCCACTCAGTTGGATCGTAGTGTTCCCGTTGGAATTCTGGTAGCTGCCCACGCTCGTGTATTTCCCGGCCCATTTCGCCACAAACGCCCGGCTGCTTGTCCCTGGGCAAGACAACTGAAAGAGCCGGGTCGCCTGGCTCTTCCAAAAGGCGCGCTCCGTCACCACCGTATTGGCCGTACTGTCCAACTCCAGCGTCAGCGTAAACTCCAGGCTGGGCGGTACAATCTTGTGCGCTGTGAAGTAGAGCGTCCCATCCGCCGCAAACACCGGCTGAATCCCCGTGTTCACCTGGATCGATGCTTCCAGCAGCACGCCGCTCTCCTGGGTCGTGCCCACCGTGCCACCCGTGGCGTCAATGAAAAAGCTCGTATTGCCAAAGAGCATCTCCTGCACCGCCGCCACCGAAAGCGCGCTCCATAGCCGTCTGACCATCAATTCCCTGCGAAATCAGGTATTGATAGTTCTGCATGGCGCTAGTGGGGTCTTGCCCCTGCGCGACCTTGGTAGCTTCCTGTAAGGCAAACATGCCTTGGCCTGCGTCCACAAGGGGGATTAGATCATCACGCCCCTTGGACTTGAGCCATTCCTTGGTCATGTTGGTTTCTGTTGCGCTTTTTTCATCCTCTAGGCGCTGTCTATTGGCGAGGTCGCGCGCTGGCTGCTGTCGCTGTGCATACTGCGAGGCATAGCCAAACGCATCACCAATGTTGGGAGCAGTAGCGAGGCCGAACCCCAAATCCTGCATGCCTTCGCTGGCAAATTGCTTGAACTTAGGGTTTGCGAATGCATCTGAAAACCAGTTGCCGGTTGCCATTTTACATCATCCCTACCGCTTTGCCAGCATTGCCAAGAACATATCCACCAACTTGCTGCCACCATGGGACAGAAGGCTGCGACGTGGCATTAGTGCTGGTCGTACCGCTAACAGGAGCCGTGCCGCTGAAAATGCTGGAGCCGCGCTGGAGTGTGTTCCAACCGGCATTATTCGTCTCGTCAAAGATACGGGCCTGATCCTGCGCCAATGCTGAGTTATACGCGTCCATAGACGATCCAGCCTGCAACTGGCCCATAGCGGGCTGCTGAGAGGCCGAATACAACGTCCCCATGTTGCTGATAGCCTGCTGCTGCCTGCCGTAGTCATGGGCTGCTAGGGCGTTGGCAATACCTGTCCCAAGCCCTTCACGATGCGTACCGCTACCGAAGCGCCCTGAATTGGCGAAGGTGGCATTAGCCGCAACACCAGCATCATCAGCGACATTCTGCCGTACCAGATCATTGGCGATGTTGCCGCCTGCAATGTCCGCTTGCTGGCCTAGAGCTGTACTTACACCGCTTGCGAAAGTGGCATCATTTGGATTGCTACCAAGCCCCGCAAGTCCCGCCTGTGTCTGGCTAGACATGCCGGGAACAAGGCTATTGGTGTTGGCTGTTACGCCCTTGCCAAGCTGGGTATTAAGCTGGTTGCCAATAGTGGTAGCAGCCGCCTGCATGGCCGGGTTGCTAAGGCCGCTGGTTTGAACTTCCGTCCGAGTGTCTGTACCGCCGCCGCCCATTAGAGCCTCACTTCCAAGCCATTTTTAGCGCCCGAATACGGGGCGTAGTGTTGAAACACGCGGGAATAATCACGCCCGCAGATGCGATGCGCCGAACAACCGGCAATCCTCGCAACATTCTCGATTACCGCAATGGCCTCACGCAACACCGACAAGCGCCGCTTTGGTCCGCCGTCGATCTGTCCCGCAATGGCCGTTGTCCAGGCAATCAATTCGTCAACCCCATTCTGGTTAACTTCGCTGTCAAGAGATACCACCCAATAACCGTTCGCGCCATCGGAAACTCTGAACAGCAATGCCGTTCCGTTGATTAGCCGATGGTAGAGGCTTTGGACGTTATAGGACGGGTCTTGCCGTATCGCGGGCCATAGTTGGGTAACAATGCCCTCCCACTGCGCAACAACCTCATCAGCCGATACAAGGTCCGCTTTCATACGCCACCCTTTGCCGTCATATCCTTGGGGATATAGGTCACGATGATATCAACCTGATTGGCTGCACCAGCGTCAGCGACTAGCGTTTCATTGGCTTTCAGCACGATAATGACGTTGGCCTCGTATTCCTCGTAAGCCGTCATAGCCTTTGCGCCGCGCTTGAATGTGTTGGTCGTGCCATCGGTTTTGTAGATCGCCAGCGTTGGCGTATTGTTGGAAATTTCGGCGGCATAAATGCCCACCACGACGCCACCCGGACCGGCAATAACCGTGGGGTCTGCCGTGGTCAGCTTGGTAGCCTTGGTCTGTAGATTGCCGCCCTGAACCGTATAGGTCATGGCATTGCCACGCTATAAATTTGCATGTATAGTCCGATAATGTCCATTTGGGAACTTACAAGGCTTTTACATGAAAATTCTGAACCCTGATATCTCACCATCCGAATTGCACCTTATGTTTACTTACGACCCGGAAACCGGGCTTTTGACGCGCGCTGCCCCATCGCAGAATGGCATCCCGGCAGGTACGGTGATAGGTAAGAACAGCAAGGGAAGAAAGACTGTTGGCGTTAATGGGCGCACTCTTCTTGTTTCCCGCATTGTCTGGGCTATGTGCAAAGGAGAATGGCCCACGCAGCTTATCGATCACATTGATTGCGACCCGACCAATGACAGGATCGGAAATCTTCGCGAGGCTACGTTCCAACAAAACATGTGGAACAGGCCCATCTTTAAAACTACAAGCGGCAAGCGCGGAGTGACGTGGGATCGAGAACATGGGCGATGGATAGCCCAAATAGTGCATTGCAAGCACAAATATTTTCTGGGCCGCTTCACAGATATTAACGAAGCTTCTATGGCGTACGAGAATAAGGCCAAAGAACTTAAGGGCGAATGGTACCAACCAAGCCAGCCGGTTCTTAATCATTTCGGACCTCCCGGCGCTGCGACGATGTGATCGACACCGTGGGCATAGGTCCACGTTGCGCCTGCTGGAGCCGTCCATTCAAACGCGATGTTCATTCCCCTGCCTCTGAGCGGAACACGGCCTGCGCTGACCTTGCTGGCCGCTGCCTTCCATGTCGGGGCTGTAGATAGTGCATCCGAGACGCCAAGACTAAGCTGTGACGTAGCGCAGTCATCAACGGGCGTTGCCCAACCGATCAGCGTTGTAACCGGCGCATTGTTCAAACTGGTCTGGATAGCTGCTGCTGCGCTCAAGCCAGAGAAGGACGCATAGAGCAAGTCGCCATCAAGAGCGGCAAGGAACTGTTGCCCGCCTTGCCAGAAACGATCATCAAACGGGATAGTGGGCATAGTGTCCCACGTTGCCCAGATAGCCCCGGCGCTGTCCCATGTATAGCCAGAGGTTGCGAGGCGGCTAAGGGTGACTGCCGTAGTGGACCACGTAAACCACCTATTTGTCACATTGCCCCAGCTATAGCCGATCACCACGCCCGTTGAGGGAATGAGCCACAACACAACCTTGCGGGCCGGATCAATTGCCGCCTGTACGTCCTTTAGATCAAGCGTTGGCACCTGGGCTAGAAACCACTTGTCCAAGAAGCCGTCACCGATGGGTGTTAGCTGGCCTCCAGCGAACTGCCAGAAGCCGTTTGTAGCGAGGAAGTACACAACGCCGTCAAAGCTGATAACGGATTTCTTGCCCACCGCGCCGCGTCCATTGGCAATCTCTTGCAGGCTATAGAGCGCCCCACCACCGGCATTGCCGAACTGGATTAGCCGCATACTCTCACGTTGGAACACAACCGCCGCGCCGCCTTTGAGGGGAACGCCTGCAATCAATTCCGCGCCTGTCTCTAGGGGCTGATAGTCTGCTGAACCGCCTGACCAATCCGTGTGGTCATTGAAATCAGAGTTGCGAATGAGCCGATTATCCCTAGCCGCTGCATCATCCTCGCAATCGAGGGCAAAGACCATGTTGGCGACAACGAAAATCTCTCGGGGATCACCCGCCGCAGCAATGTAGCTAGGCGCGCCGCCTGTCTCGATATTGTAGGCCCATAGCCCATCAGTCGTGTTCGTATAGAGCAGGAAGTTGCCGAACTGCTCCAGGCTCCAGTCATCGCCACTTGTGCATGAGTAGCCATCGTCTATTTCGGTGAAGTTATAATCCGCCCCAAGCGCATAGAAGGCGTCAGCGGTGAAGAAATAGACTTGTGTGGTGCCGTCCCGCTTGATGCAGGTAATCGCGCCTCTGGCGGCTGCTGGCAGTGGCGTTGTGCCTTGCGTAACGATAGCGGGGGCGGGGCCATAGCCGTTTGGCTTGGGAAGGACGTTATTGGCCACCGTGCAGATACCCGGCGTCCCTGTCCCTTGGTCTGGTGCTAGTGGGCCATAGTTTATCTGTGGCATTATTTGCCCGCCTTTTTAAGCACGCGTTCAACGCCAAGCCACGAGTGCCAAGCTACGCCTTGAACAAAATACGCCTCTGTCTCATGATCAAAAGTCGTTCCCATTAGTTCTTCCGCGCGCTGCTTTACGTGTACCGCTTCATGCGTCAGCAAATTTAGAATATTCGCGGATTCTGCCGTTTTTAGGTACTGCTCGCTCACGGTAATAATAGATAGCGGCCCCATATCGCCCTTAGCAGGGAAATGCGTACAAGACGCGTGTAATTCGGCTGGGTATTTTGGGGCTTCTTTTCGACGGCCTTTGATAGCTTTACGCCAAGCCTTCGGCGTCAAACACACTGTCACATAAAGCGGCGTCCACCCTCTGCCAAGACTGATAGGTTTATCAACGCCAGCCATTTACGGGGTGCATCCCGACATGATCAGTTCGGCATTGCCAAGTTGGGCAACATTGGCCTGACTGACTAATTCATCCAGGATTTCGTTAGCTTGCCCCTGGAGCATACCGGCTTCAGAATACGTCTTGTACTTTGCAGCCGCGCCAGCCTGACAGGCAAATAGGTAATAATCTGGCGCGAGGCTCAACAGCCAGTTCGTCGTGTTCGTGCTGGAAAGAGCGGACACCTTCTTGTCAAAGGTCGCGATGAAGTCATCATCACATACCGGCGCAACCCGTAGCTGCGTCCCCGAAATAGCATAATACAGCCCCCGGTTTGCATCGGCATTCGGGTTCAGCGTCCCGATCATATCCCACGAAACCTGCGTCATCGGGAACGTTCCAAGCAAGTCCTGCTTGAGAGCCACAAGGCCCAGAAACCCCGTTGGTAGGGTTGCATACCCGCTAGCGTCCGTAGTGATCGTTTCCGTGGCCTGCCGTGACCAGTGGCGGGCGAGAAGACGGTTAGCCTTGCTCTCTGCCAGAAGAATGAATTCATCCGTCTCTGTGGCCGTAAACGTGCGCTCTTCCCAAGAGCCAATTGCCGTTGTCAGCTCTGAGTAATTCGCAAGGGCCATTAGAGTTTTCCGTTCCGTGTTCGGAAGGCTGCGTTATTATCCTGCTCAAGCCACCACTTGGAGAAGTCCTTATCCCCCTCCTTTAGGCGGCTGGCGAAATCGGCATAGAACTTGTTCAGCGGGATAGAGGCGACCTTGACCATGGGAACCCCATTCTTGTCCGATCCGCTGCCCTGTGACCACCGCTGGCCGTTTGTCTCATTGCGTTCCTGCGCATTGGCGTTAAGCAATTCAGCCTCCGCCAGATATTCCGTCTTTTGTACCGTGATAGGCAGGCCAGAAACGGGGTGCTCCCCCGTCCCTATCCAACGGCGATAGTCTTCCGTCTGCTCAACCAGACGCCAGCTAACATTGCGGCAATCGTCTTCATTGAGCTTGATAACGGACATTACAGATACGCCTCGCCTATCTTCTTTGCGCGCATTTCCTTGGCTTCGTCTTCCGGCACTTCAATCACAGTACCGGCCCAAATCTTGTTGGCAAAGCCAGCGCCAGGATATGGAGCGGGGCGCGCTTCACCGTCGATAAATGCCGCCTTCTCTACCTCATGCATACGGCCATCAGGCCCCTTCTGCACAATGGCGGGCTTGTTATAGCCCATGATCGAAATCAGCTTCTTGGGAACGTAGTGCTTGAGCAGTTCCATGGCCACGGTCTTTGCAGCCTTGGGGGCAGGCGTAGGCTCGTTGAGGGCGACAGCTTCGGTCACAGGTTCAACTTTCTCTGTTTCGGTTATGGGATCGGGAGAGGCAACTGCCCCCCCCTTGTTACGGTTGTATTGACCCCTTGGCATTACTGATCCGCGAAGGTCGGGGCCGAGAGAGCGACGACAATGCCGCTGACAACCCAATTGACGCCATTGGCACTTTCAACCCGCACCTTGGTGCCCGGTTCAGGAACCAGAACATTCAGCTTGGAATTGGAGTTGCCATCCGGCCCAATGCTATCAGCAGCAGGGGCGTCATCAACGTGAAGAACGCCGCCGAGATAGTAGTTGGTATTGGACCCGGTATTGATCTGCCAATCCTGAGCGTCAGCAGCGACACCAGCATAGGCAAACTCAAACCAGAGGCCAGCCTTGGGGGCGGGCAGCGTAATGACGATATCTGCCGTCAGATTGGGCAGGTAGTGGATCAGCCCGGCGTCGTCAGCGTCCACCGTGTAGGTGGCTGCATCCGGGATAGTGACGGGAACGTGAGTTACAGGCATGTCAAATGCTCCTTAGCTTGCAGCCGTGAGGCCGAACAGATCGGCAATAACACCGTTTGCAGCCTCGTTCTTTACAACAAGGGTGTATTCGGTGAGCAGGACGCGCTTTTCAGCATCGCCGGTCTTGGCTGGCTTCTCCACGCGGTAATCACGGAAGATACCCAGCTTGAGCATGTTAGGCGTGAACAGGAAAGCATTGCGGGCGATTGTCGCACCAGCGCGGGCCATCTGGCGGTTAGGAACAACCGCAATAAGGCCGAAATCGCTCTGGTACATGTCGGCAGCAGCCACGATGGTAGCCTGTCCGGACTTTACGTCCTTCTGGAGCGGAACCGTATCGGTGTCACCAATGATGGTCGAAAAGACCGTCTTGACGTATGGCGACAGCATCAGAATGTCCGGCGAGCCACCAGCGTTGTAGGTGCTGAGGATAGTTGCATCCAGCAGCGCCTTGGTAAACGCCCGCTGCGTACCATTGGTGGCAGCATCGACAATGCCGGTGCCGGTGTTGAAGCCGCCAGAAGCGCCGCCAGCATCCATGTTGTCGTTGGTCGAGAACCATGCACGAGCGCCGCCAAGCTTGCGGTTGGTAGCGCCGTCACCGGAACCGGCAGACGAAGCCTGATTGCTCAGGAGAATGGCTTCCTGGTCAATTTTGAGTTCAACGCCCTTCTTGGCGGTCTGATAGGCCAGTTCGGAGTTACGGCCAGCCTTGTCAGTCTCTTCAAGAGTACCCGACACAAGGAAGGTCTTATCCGAAATCTGCGCGTAGTTGCCGACCATCTTGGTTGGCGTTACGGCGTCATAGGACCAGTCATTGCCTTCTGGAGCATTGTTGTCCAGATCAACGGAAGCCAGAGTATCAGTCTGCCATTCGGGGTGCGTGGTCTTGATGTTCGAGCTGCCGATAAGCGACAGGAACGGGGTTTCTTCGGGGGTAATGCGGGAAATGGTGTTAGCCAGTTCTTCCCGGATGCCCACCGCATCGAAGGTTTCAAAGGTATTGGTGATTTGTGCCATTAGGGCAGTCCTTTACGAGATGAGGTTTTTGAGCACAGCAGCCGCGTCATCGAGGCTGCGGGTTTGCGAAAATCGCTCAGACTGCATCTTTTGCGCGCCAGGTACTTTACTCGGGGCGCGGCGACCATCCTGAATGGCGGGCTTGCGAACATCGGCCTGTACCTTTGGAGCCGCATCCTTGATCTTTCGGTATGCAACCGCATCCTTTAGAACCTGGACAAAACGGTGATCCTGCAACCCGTTGATTTCCTCGGCAGTGAGCTTTGGATAATATTGGGTTGCGCCGGTCACGAGGCCATTCCATGCCTGCTGGCCTTTTACTGGGTCTTTCAACACCGGCCAGCTTTCAAACAAAGCGTCACGTTCGCGCGCAATGCGCTCCTGCATCTGCTTTTGTGTCTCGCCAGCCTTCCTCTGATCTTCCTGCTCTTTATTCTGCTGGAAGGCCTGAAAAGCCTGCTGGTGATCCTGCCACTGCTGTACTTGGTGCTGCCACTTCATATAACCCATAGGGTCATCGTCGGGGCGGCCCTTGAACGGCTCTGGCTGCTTGGGCAAGTTCTGTTCGGCATACCACGCAACATAGTCGCGGAATTCTGCCAGTGATTGAGCGAATTGACTCACCTCCTGACGCTCATTGTCGAAAGCTTCACGTTCGGCCTTCAACTCAGTCGTCTTCTTGGTGTAGTCGCGCTGAAAGAGCGTATTGCGTCGAAGCTCGCCAACGGTGGTCACGGTCCCGTCGTCTAGCGTGACTTTCGCACTATCTGGTGCAAATCGTCCCCCCTTGACTTCGGGCTCTTCGGAGCCGTCTTCGTCTTCGGCCTCTGCTGCCTCAACGTCTTCCGCAGTGATTTCCGGCTCTTCACCGTCATCATCTGCGGCTTGCTCGGTATCCTCTTTCTCTATAACGGGGTCTGCTTCTGGCAGGTCGTCATCCTTGAGAATGTCGGAAAGCCCCGCGACCGCCGACGACATGTCGAGCGATGCGGAGTTGTCTGTGACAGGCTCGGCACTAGCCGAGAGATTGTCGTCTGACATATGTTAGTCCTTCATGGGCCGTAGCGCTTCACAGCGGGTCAGTCGAACAGCGGTCGGATTATCCGGGCTGCTTATCTGGCTCATAACCTCCATCGGAAGCCCCCATAGCGAGGATCATTCCTTCAAGCTCAGCCAGAATATCTGCGGTGACTGCTACCTTCTGTTGAAGGCGTACAATCATCGTCTTGTCGTCAGCATCAGCCTCAGCCAACTCAGCGAGGGCATTGGTGCGAACGCGGGTCAGGGCCTCTGCGAACGTATCGTCGGCAAGAAGCCGCTTGGCTTCGGATGCGTAGTGTTCTTGCATGGCTTCTGTCATGGGATAGGTTTAACCTGATTTTAGTTAATACTCAAGTACGCCATATTCCACGCGGTTTCCTATTCGTCAGGAGACGGGAGGAATATCGTTTCATTCTCCAGGATCGCTGACGGCATGGTCAGAAGGTACGTCACCATGCCTGGCACATAGTGCAGATAGTCAGGATCATTGACGATACGGACAGGCGCGACAAACTTTCCCGTCAGTGACACAGGATCGCCAACGTCGAAATTGGTAGCACCTTCATTTGTATTGATGCATGAGCCCGGCGTAGCGCTGTCGATAGCGCGTGGATCAACTGCCGCATCAGGGCTATTGAAGGCCATGGCCGCTGTACGTTCTGCTGCTGTTAGGATAAAGTAGTTCTGGGTTGCCATTAGATAGCTCCTACGGCTGTGAGATATGTGGAAAGCGCGGCATACATAGACGCCACTTCAACGGTCGTCAGATAGCCGCCCCAATGCGCGACAGCCTCCTGATTAAGGCCGAAGCTGGCAGCGGCAGTCCGGCCAGTGCCAAAGTTGAAGTTGGTCAACGATGTTGACAGATCAGTTCGCGGATCAGCGCCAGAGATAACTCCAGCATTGTAATAGCGCCAAGATGCGGAAGCATCACGCGTCCAGACCTTATGGGTGTTGTAATTGTCGGTAGAAGTCGTGGCAGCAGTGGAGTTTGCGCGTATCCCCGTCGACAGCGCAGCAGAATTTGAGAACCGGCTTGTGACATTACCAAAGTCAAAGCTGACCGCCCCCGCATTAGCCAGATCGGTCAGATGCCATGCGCCTTGATGGGCATTGTCCAATACGAATAGCGCACCAACTGCGGTAGTTGGATTAAACCCCTGGTCAAGATAGGACGCAGCGCCATCAGGCGTAAAGCCACGGTCAGTGGTGAAGGCAGGGCTAGAAATCGGAGTGCAATTGTACTGGTCTGCTATCCAATTCAGCCGTGCTGCCTGACTATCAGCCGCAGCGCGAACCTTCAGGCCATCCAGCTTAGACCAAACCCCAGCAGACTTGAGCGATACGATCAGGTTGTCGATCAAAACTGCTCTAGCCGTAGTTGGCGGCGTTGTCATGCGGGCGAACAGCGCCATTGCCTCAGGGCTATACGCAGCTATGCCAGTCGATGGGCTATAACCCACGACGCGCGATGGGGAATAGCTTGGGAGCCGTATGAGCCCACGGAAAGCCATTTAGCCCATCATCGCATAGGTAACTGTGCCTGACGTATACGCCGTGCAATTGAGCCGCATTTCCACACCATTGGCGTTTTCAACCACGCGTTCAGCATCGCCTGTAATACTCTCGATAGTAACCCAATTGGTCCCATCCATACGGCGTTGAATGGCCACTGTAGCAGATGCCGCGCCAGAGATTGAAACGTCAACGTCCCGGCCCTGCAATACCGCAGACTGTCCGGTTGCGCCAAACGTGCCTTTAACAATATTCGTCATTCTTAGCTCCTAACCGGGTTCGCCGCCGATATCGACATTAGAGATTGGTCCGCCTACCGTTGCATCGCCAGCCGCCGCAAGGCGCTCTTTCATTGCAATCTCAGCATAGCCCAGCGTTTCCTTTAGCGCTAGTTCGTCCATAAGCGCCCGACGCTTCAGGTCAAGTTCGCCAGCCGCCTTGATTTCGGCAACGCGCGCGTCTTCTTCGATCTGACGAATGCGTTCCTGGCTCTTGAGTTGCGCTAGCTGCTGATCCTGCTGCGACTGTGCTGCCAACTGGGCCATGCGGTAATCGTGATCTTGCTGCGCTTCCGCCTGCTTCTCAGCCGACTTGATTTGCGCTTCTTGCACCTTGGGATCGGGCTTGGGCTGTGCGGCCTGTGCCTGCATTGCCGCAACCTCATCTTCGGTAATGACAGGGTAATATTCCTGCGGGTTCTTGATGCCGGAACTCTCCGCCAGCTTGACTGCCGTTTCCCTGATCTTGGGAACAAACTCAATCGCCTTGGCCGCGAAGCCAGCACCCGCCAGCCGATCCGCCATGGCGATCTGCCCACTAAGGATAACGTTCAGCATAGCCATGTCGCGGTCGCGCGAACCTGTGCCAAGTCCAACGTTGATCGACACCGCCATATTTGGATCCCAACGGCTGCTGTCTACCTCGCGGAAGCCGGTTTCATCGGCTGGGGAAGGGATGGCTTTAATCTGCTTATGCAGGATCGATAGCTTGAGGCGCTTGGCAAAGAACTTCTGCCAGCCACCGTACTCAGCCATGTTACGGGCAACTAGCTCTATCTGGCTATAGGCTGCATCCTTGTTGTTCTGGTTGGCGGTTGCGGTCTGGTTCGTCAATGCCTCGGGGTCAAGCGCCATGGTGGACTTGGACACGCCGGTCCGCTTGGCTGTTATCTCATCGAAGTACTGGAGCCCCAGCAGCGCCTTGTCGGCAACGAACGGCACGGTATTGGTCTGGATAGGGGCCGAACCTCTGGTCTTCCAGATGATACCGCCAAACTTGGGATTAACCAGAATGTCGGGGTTCTTGACCGACCCCTCTTCTACCTCACGCATGGGCATGTTGGTCGCATAGAGGTTATCAAGCATCTGGCGCAGCAGCACGGTCTTGACGCGCGCAATGTCATGCGTCCTGTCAAATACGCTCTGGCTATCGGACTGGTGCGGCACTGGATAGCATGGGATATGGGTAAACGGAATGTCGCCTTCCCATTCCTCATAGCCCAGCAACTTACCCGAACCACCATCACCGGCCCACCAAACCTGAATTAGCTCAGCAACGCCGTCGCCATCCATATCGGCCCGGAGGTAGCATTCGTACAGGTCAATATCGTCACCTGACTTCACCGGGCTATCGTAATTGATCCCACGATCACCAAAGCGGGCCGTGTCCGTATCGGTCTTGGTGCCCCTGGCTGACGATGCTGGAAGGTCCTCAATGTCTGTCTTGTCCCAACCATAGTCGCGGGCCATGTCCACCAGATCGGAACGGGTCTTGTCATCATGGCGATAGGCCACGAAGCGGGCTGTCTCAATCTCCGTAGCCGCGCTGTTGAGGTAGAGGTTATCCGGCTTGCAGGTAACATCGCAAATCTTGCCGTTGCGCGCCTTCTTGCCAAGCTTGACCGTGAACGTGGGGATTTCGACCTCTACAGGCTCGCCGCCCATAGTATCGTCCATTAGCTCAGTCGTGGGCTTTCCAACCTTGACAACGCCAGTGGGTTGCCAACCTTCCTCCTGGATCAGTGCAGCAAGTTCCATTTCCGTCTTGTTGCGGAAAATCTTGGTTTCGATACGCTCTGGCTCCCAATAGGAACACACAAGCCCATCGCCCATCTGCAAGCTGTCATAGGTCGCGTTATAGAGGATTTTGTAACCCTCATTCTCGCGGAAGAACGTATAGTTCGTATAGTCGCTCGCATCGCGGGACCATTGATCGTTCTCAGGCTTTACCTTGTCGTACTTGACCATCTGGTCAGAGCCGGTAAAGACGCGAATGATACCGGGCAAAATCCAATGCACGGTGTCGGAGAAGTCGCGGGAGGTCTGCTGGCTACCGTTAGGACGCGCTGGGGTGTCCTTCATTTCGCCGCGCATGTACTCAATGGCGAGTGTACGCCTGCCGGTTAGTTCCTCGCTATCGTAGTTCTGGGCCTGCCGTAGCTCGGAGCCAATGATTGCCGAAAGCTCGCTGTCTTCAACGTCTGCGTCTTTATCGGACATCAGCTAACCCATCCTGTTTGAACCTGCGGCATATCCGTGCTCGTAGGCTCTTCGTAATCAATGGCCATAAGCCCCGCTGCGTCTGCGCCATGGCTTGACCAATCATGGTCAGGACCAAGGCCAATGCCGCGCTTGGGGTCTTGTTTCTCGTGATACCATCCTAGCGCCGAACGGCCAGCGGCAGTATTGCGCTCATCAAACCACATGCGGGGGAATAGCCTACGCATGGCTTCAACACGCATTGAGGCAGCGCCAGTCCCTTGATTGGGAACTGTCCGCACATCAAACCCGGCAGATGCGATTGCGCCTTCATACGTCGCGTCGATGATCTTTTCCCCACTGCCGCCGTCATGAGGCAACACACATAGCGCCTTATCATAGCCGCGCCGCCTTAACCATGCAAGGTGCGCAGATAGCGGCTGCCCCTTTGCTTCGTAATAGTCAAGGATATTTAGCCGGCTGCCGATGAATTGAACAATCCAGATGCTTGTCGCGTCGGCCTTGGCTCCAGTCCCGCCGATATCCCAATAGGCACGGATGGTCATCAACGGATCAACGGACAGGCTTGTGATGCGCCCAGTTTCCTTGGCGATGTTCAATGCCTGGGCAAAGTATGCGCCCTCTACAGCCGTCTTGAACCCGCCTTCCCAGATATGCTCATACTGCTCTGGACGCTCTTCCTTATCGCGTACACGGTCGCGCTCCAGCTTGGCTGGGAACTTGGGGTTATCGCGCCAGTTCAGTTCAGTGACCTTGAACCTTGGGTCTTTGGATAGACGGAAACGCTTATGGGTGGCACTTGTCTCAAGTTCGGGGTTCCACGTTACCCACAGCTCGCTATCATCCTCACGCAGCGTTGGAATGAGTTTAATCCATGCCTCTTCCGAAACTGGCTCAGCCTCATCTACCCATGCGCCTAGAATGCGGGCCTTGGACTTAATGCTGTTGATGTTCTGATCAAGTCCAGCAAACGTGTAACTGATGCGGCGGCTTCTGGTGCGAACGTACTTTTCGCCAATGTCAAAATGGGGGAGTAGCCAATCCTCTTCACGGATCGCCGACTTTATTTCCTCTAGTGAACTATCCTCCAATGAGTTGAGGAATTCACGTCCACAAAGAAACAGGCCCTCTCGGCCCATCATGTCCCACATATGAATGCGGACAGCGCTCATCTTGGCGAATGATCTTGTCTTGCCTGATCCGCGACCGCCATAAGCCCCCCTTACGTCTGCTTCCCCCTCGAATATAGGGATTAGCTTTGGAGGGAGCGCAATTCTAACGGTCGTCACTCAAAGCGACCAATTCGATTTTGTGGACATTGACCAAAGGCGCGTCTTTGTCTCCAGTTATCTGAACTGGCAGCAATTTAGCGTATTGCTTGTAGAACTCGGTTGGCTCTCCGCGCGCCCATGTAACCAATGCCTCAACACCACCCAATTCCTCAAAGGCCATTTCAAAGACCTCTTTGACCTTCACTGTGGTTTTGTTTGGTGACCCCTTTGGACGGCCCTTGCCTGCGTTACCCGTATTTTTGCCTATTTTATGCTCAGTGGCTACCATTTCACCTCACACAATCAGGCTTGAGGAACGGCGTCAGATTAGCAAAGTCCTCACCTTCGCGGCATACGGTCCAGATGATTTCGCCATCAAACTGATAAGATGCGCTCTCGCATACACCAGAGAACTTTCCGTTCGCATTTAGCACATCGCGGACAAGAAACGCGCCGCCGTCTGTAACGTAAAGCCTGGGCTGACCGTAATGATTATATCGTTCAATTGTCATCGCTGTACCTTTGCCGGGGCCTATAGGCAGATCGGCGTTAACTTACGGTAGGTTAATCATCGCCCTTTTGGGGTGGAAGTTCAAGCCCCTTGTCGGCCTCAATGCGCGGGTTGATATAATCCTGCTGTACAGGGAAGCGCGCTTCGATTGCCTTTAGCCGATGATGCAGGTCAAGTAGGGCTGGGCTTAGGAGCGGGAAATCCGCCTTGCCATCCTCAATCGCATCCCACATCGTTGCAAGCCACAAGGCTTTGTCCAGATCGTCATTCATCGCTATCCCCCTTTACGCTGGCTAGCCATTCATCCAACTCAGCGTCCTTTGCATCCTGTTCGGCTTCCCATGCGGATTTCTGAACGCGGGATGCTGCTGTCTGGGCTACAGTTGAGGGCCGCATTCTGTGCGGGTCCGCAACGATATCAGGGAAGCTATTCTGTAGGTCTGCCTGACGATATGCTGCATTCTGTAAGCTAGCATTGAGATTGTTGCCAATCGAGTTAGCCGCCCCACGCACATCTAGGCTTGTCGCGCCTGCGAATGTCCCCGCTGTTGCTCCGCCTCCGCCCATTTCAATCATCCTCTGCAATGTCTGGCAGTGTGTCTTTCATCTGCACTAGATCGGCTATGGCGCGGGCTATGTTGACCAGAGCCCAATTCACATCCTCTTTATCGGCTATCAATGTCTGGTCGTGGTCTAGGGCAATTCTGCCGTCAGAGAAGAGCGTTATGGAGAGGCAGAACTCGCTTTGGTCCTTCGGGTCATTTGGCCCTTTGAATAGCGGCACAACGTTGTCGGTCAAATCATCACCCTGGTTGTGGTAGTGCTATTGTCTGTCTATTGTAGGTTATTTTGCTTTGGAACCGGATACGATGGCATTGTTTCAGCATATACCCACTTTCCGCCGTCTTTCCAATCACACTCATGCGCACGGTATTTTGGTTTACCTAG